CTAAAAGGTCTGTTGAACGATTGCGGAAATTCGGTAGATGAAGATGGTCAGCTGTTGCAGCGTTCATTAGTCAAGTTAGCACTTGATGAGAACTTAGCAACAATCGACCTGTCTGATGCTTCGAATAATATAGCGTTAAAGCTTGTTCAGTTCCTCTGCGAAGAGGACTGGTTTCAGCTTTTCACTATGTGCCGCTCGTCTACCACACGCTTTTCATTAGATGAACCTGGTGATGATGGGCTCTTTTACAAAGATGTGTTTATAAATTTGTTCTCCTCAATGGGGAACGGTTACACATTTGAGTTAGAGTCTATTATTTTCCTAGCTATCTGTCGATCAGTTGTTCCTGACTATGAATGGCACCTAATACGTATCTTTGGGGATGATATAATTTGTCCCCAACGTTATGTAGAAAGGATCATTCACGTTCTGGAATTGTGTGGTATGGTTATCAACAGGAAGAAAAGTTTTTTGGCAGGACTTTTCTTCGAATCCTGTGGACATGATTATTTTAATAATCATTTCGTCCGCCCCGTGTTTGCACGCGGGTGTTCTAGTAGTGGCATTCCTTACTCACTCCAACTAGCGAACTCCTTGAGACTTTGGTCTCGAGATGTTCTTGGTGAAGGTGAATTTTGCGATGCTTCTATAAAGACTACGTGGCGTTATCTCGTTGAGTTAACTAACCCCGTATGGACTCAGTGTAAGATCCCTCCATCTATGGGGGATACTGGACTTATCACGTCTTTTCGTGAATCGAAACATAATCGAACTAGAACACCGGCACTTAATAGTGATCAGTGGGAAGGTTATTATGTTAGATACATAAAAATTCGTAGTAAGGAAACCAGGTCTTACGATCATGGGTTTTTGCTCATGAAACTGTCACAGATTGGTGGTACTGACACACTCAGCTCGAATAACTTTGAGCCTTTGAGAAATCAGTACGGTAAACCAAGATCGGCTAGTACACTTATAGTGGACTGGCCTGACAATCTTTCTTGGATTCAGCGGTAAACCGCATGATATCCTAGAGCGACCTCACTTTTGAGTGTCAAAGATAGTAGTACACTACTTGGTAGAGCGGGTAAAACCGCTCGGAAGTTCTATGCAGCCTAGC